GCCCAATTTGCCGAGACCGCCAAAGAAGCGGTTGACGCAAGCCTGCGGGAGATCGTGATCGAGCTGGGCAACTCGCTGATCCGAATGTCTCCGGTCGACACTGGGCGATTCCGTGGCAACTGGCAGTTCAGCATAAGCACTCCGGCCAGCGGCACGATTGCCCAGGTGAACCCTAATGGCGCCGCCACGTCTGCGCAGATCGCTGACGGATCGATCGCCTTTAAGGCTGGTGAAACTGCTTTCATCGTCAACAACCTGCCGTACTCAATCCCGCTGGAGTTTGGTCATTCCGATCAGGCGCCCGCCGGTATGGTCCGCGTCACCGTGGCCCGCTTCCAGCAAATCGTGCTGGAGGCCATCAGGAACAATCAGGTATGAGCCATAACGTCATCGCTTCGATCTTCGAGGCTCGTCTGCTCTCGTGGGCGAAGGCCCTGGCCAAACCATTGAAGGTCGTCGTCGAGAATGAGGCCTACAAGCCTGCGAATGGCGAGATCTACCTGCAAGCCTTCACTCTGCCAGCGGACACCTCAAGCGAGACGCTGGCGGGGGACCACAGGCTGTACCTCGGAGTCTTTCAGGTCAGCATCGTGACGCCATCCGGAAAATACCGAGGACCGGCCGGCGCTATCGCCGATCAGGTGACTGCACTGTTCCCGCTTTACGAGCGCAATACGAAAGATCTGCTCACAGTCGTGACAATGACGCCACCGGCCCAAGGCCCAGGCATCACCGATGACAGCACCTACACCGTGCCAATCTCTTTCGAATATCGCTCCGACACCAACTAACACGCCCGTTGGGCAACCACTGAACCCGCCATTGAGCGGGTTTTGTCATTTCTGCAAAGAGGAAAACCCCATGGGCTTCAAACTCCCCAACGGCGCAACGTTCGAAATCGCATCCACCTACGGCGCTGACATTCCTGTCACAGCCATTTCCAATGCCAATCCCGCTGTGGCGTCGGCAGCGGCAGCTGGGTTGGTGTTGGGCGACGTCATCGCCATCACCTCCGGCTGGACCAAGTTGAATCAGCGCGCGGTCCGCGTTGGTGCGATCACAAGCGGCTCATTCGTGCTGGACGGCATCGGCACCACCAAGGTGCAGACCTACCCGGCGGGCTCCGGCGTTGGCTCGGTGCGTGAGGTCACTGCGTTTGAAGCGATCTCCCAGATCACGGACGTAGCGGCCAGCGGCGGCGAACAGCAATTCTTCACGTTCGGCTTTTTGGAAGATGACGACGACCGCCAGATTCCCACCACCAAGAACCCCAGCACCCTGGCGCTGACCGTCGCCGACGATCCGACCCTCGGCTATGTCGCCATCTGCGAAGAGGCGGATGCTGATAAAGAGCCGCGCGTCCTGCGTCTGAACCTGCCTAACGGCGACATCATCCTCTACAACGGCTACGTGTCGATCACCACGACCCCGGCCCTGGCACGCAACAACCTGATGACCCGCGTCATCAACGTTTCGCTGACCGGCCGCCCAACCCGTTACTCGGCAGCGTAAGGAGCCCCAATGGCCAAGTTCAAGATTGCCCAAAACCCGACGTTCAAGGTCGACGTGGATATCCCTCGCGTCGGCGGCACCACAATCAAGGTGCCTTTCGAGTTCAAGTACCGCGATCGCAAAGATTTGGCGGAACTCTTCGTGGCTTGGCAGGAAGCGGCCAGGCAGGAAGATGAACGCTTCAGGGCAATGGGGGCCGATGTCGACCTGGTAGAGCTCACCAAGTCGAACATCAATCGCCAGGTTGATCAGGTCACCCAGCTCGTAGCCAGCTGGGGGTTCGACGACAAGCTCAACGAAGAGTCCATTCGGGCGCTGGTTGAAACGTCGGCTGGTGCTGGCGAAGCCATCGCAGATGCCTATCGAAAAGCCTTCACAGTGGTCCGCCTGGGAAACTAACCAAGGTCGCCCGCCTGATGTACGAGTCCGGGCCGTCAGAGGAAGAGCTGTCGGCGTTCGGCATGTCGAAGGCGGATATACCGGTCGAAGAGTGCGAGGTGCTGGCGGACAACTGGCCAGCGTTTCGCCTGTTCAACGCCATGTCTACTCAATGGCGCACCAACGAGTACGGGGCCACTGGCCTTGACTACGCAGCCATCCGCGACGTGGCGAGCTACGTCGGCATCAAGAAAAAGCAAATCACTGAGATTTTCCCCGACCTCCAATGCCTGGAGGCCGAGGCGTTGCTCGCTATGAGCGAATCGAAATAATGGAGCGCTCATGTCCGGCACAATCGCACAGCTTGGTATCGAGGTAGATTCCGGCGATGCCGTAAAGGCTGCCACGGATCTCGATCGCCTGGCAGAGTCTGGCGCCAAGGCTGAGAAAGCCGCTGAGGGCGTTGCTGCTGGGTTCGACAAAGCTTCCACGTCTACCGCCGGCCTGGCGTCGGCCGAGGGGAAGCTGGCCGAGTCCACTGATGAGGCATTGAAGCGCCTCACCGCGATGGCGAAAGCCTCTCTGGATTCAAGCGAGTACTACCAGAGCCTAACCACCAGCGTCAAAAGCACCGCCGTGGCCATGGATACGTCAGGCTCGTCGGCTGCCAGCCTTGCCGCACTGCAAAAGCGTCTGCAAGAGCAGTCCGACGCCCTTGTCGGCACCACCGACCGGCAATCAGAGTCGGCCAAGAAGGCGGCGGCGGCATTGGTTGCCCAGGGCGAGGGCCTTCAGGATCTGCTGGGCAAGATCAACCCGACTGTTGCAGCCCTCGACAAGCTGGACCAGCAAGAAGCTGAACTGGGCAAGTACAAGTCGGCTGGCCTGATCGACACCGAGACATTTCGTGATTACTCGTCGCGCATTGACGCGGCTCGCAAGAAGCTTGGTGATTTTGATGACGGCCTGGCCAAGTCTGGCACCTCTGCCAAGCAAACCCAGCAGGCGCTGCGCCAACTGCCTGCCCAGTTCACTGACATTTTCACCAGCATTGCTGGCGGTCAAAACCCGTTCACGGTTCTGATCCAGCAGGGCGGCCAGATCAAGGATTCCTTCGGCGGCATCGGCAATACGTTCGACGCGCTGAAGGAGAAATTCAAATCCCTGTTCTCCGGCGGCCAGAATGCCGCGGCTCTTGGCGACGCGCTCGGCGACGTCTCCGGCAAGGCCAAGGAAGCTGGCGACGCCGCCGACAAAGCCAGCGATGGCATGGGCGACCTGGCAGACAGCACCAACAAGGCCGCTGAAGCTGCGGAGAACGCCAAGAAGGCGGCCGGCGCTCTCGGTCCAACGCTGTCCGGCACTTCTATTGTCATCCTGAGTGTCGCAGCTGCCGCTGTTGCCGCCGCCGCAGCCCTGGCTGTCCTCGGTTATGGCTACGTCAAGGGCCACAAGGAAACCACTGAATACAACAACGCGCTGATCCTGACCGGCAATTACGCTGGCCAATCGGCCGGGAGTCTTGCCGAGCTGGCCCAGCAGGTAAGCGCGGTCAACGGGACTACCGGCGAAGCTGCGGCCTCGCTGACTAAGCTGGCCGCCAGTGGCGTTATTGCGGGCGACAGCTTCAAGACCATTGCCCTGGCCGCCGCCGACATGGAGGACGCCACCGGCAAGTCGGTTGAGTCCACGATCGCCGAGTTCGTCAAGATCGCAAAAGACCCTGTGTCGGCCGCGAAAGAGCTGAACGACCAGTATCACTTCCTGACCGCTTCGGTTTATGCCCAGATCGTTGCTCTGAACGAGCAAGGCGACACTATCGGTGCAGCCAAGATCCTGACGGACTCCTATGCGGAGACAGTACAGGGTCGCTCCAAAGAGATCACTGACAACCTCGGCACGATCCAGAAAGCCTGGAAGGGCATCACGGACGAAGCCAAGAAGTCGATTGATGCGATCAACAATATCGGTCGCGAGGCGTCCACGGCTCAGCGCGTCTCTGAGCTGAATCAGAAGATTGCCTATGCGCAGAGCGCGGTCAACGCTGATCCGGATGACCTGGACAACGCCAAGAAGCTCAAGGACTCGAAGGACGAGCTCTACAACCTGCAACTCTCGGTTTTCGTGCAGAACGAAAAGACCAAGAGCCAGGAAGAGCAGGGCCGCATCCAGAAAGAAGGCATTGCCGCCGAGATCCGCCTAAAGCAGATCAGCGACCAGAATCTGACCAATGCCGAGAAGCGCGACAAGTACTCGAAAGCCTACCTGCGCGACGTCGAAACGCTGAAAAAGGCGAATCCTGACGATCCGAAGGTCCAGGCCGACTATGTAGCGAAGACGCTCAAGAACATCCAGGACAAGTACAAAGACCCGAAGGCAGCTTCCGCTGGCCCGGTTGATCTAACCGACTATGAGAACGCTAAAAACGTCCTCGCCGCGACTCTGGATTACTACAAGAACCTGGAAAAGGAACTGGACGCATCGCAGAAAGCTGGCCTGATCACTCAGGAAAGCTACACCAGCCAACGTGTTGCCATTGTCGAGCAGGAGCGGGATGAGGTCACCAACGGCTACCAGCAAGAGATCAATGCGCTCGAAGCTGCCAAGGCCAGGAAGACTACCACCGCCCAACAATCGATCGAACTTGATCAGAAGATCGCTGATGCCCGGACCAGTCAGGTCAAGGCGCAGAGAGACGCGGAAAGCGAACTTGCAGTAATCGCGACCAACGAAGAAGGCCGGATAAAGAAACAGACGCTGGCCGTCAACACCTACACCAGTGCGCTGCAACTGCAGGTCGCAACGTTGCGTCAGCAGGGGCTACAGGCAGCGGCGGGCGTCGGTCAGAGCGACCGAGAGCGCTCACTGAACAGCGATCTGATCGGCATCGACAAAACGTCGAACGCCGAGCAGAAGAATCTCGCGGATCAGTACGGGGACGGCTCGCGCGGCATGAGCCTGGATGAGTACAACGAAAAGCTGAAGGCGGTGCAGAAGAACCAGCAGGATCTTCGCGACGTCACCATTCAGAACTTCCAAGAGATGACGGACGCCCAGTCTGATTGGGCTGACGGCGCAGAGCGTGCATTCAAAAACTTTGCCGAAGAGTCGCAGAATATTGCGGCCACCTCCGGCAAGATCGTCACCGACGTGCTGGATGGGGTTACCGACGGCATATCCAACAGCATCGCGACGGCGGTAGTGCAGGGTGACAACCTGCAGACCTCCCTGGCCAATGTGGCGCAGACGATCGAAACGCAGCTGATAGCGTCTTTGATCAAGCTGGGCATTCAGTACGCGGTCAACGCCGTTATTGGCCAGACCGTTGGCGCTACCGCGACTGCGGCATCTGCCGCTTTGGCGGGCACTACTGCGGCTGCCTGGGCGCCGGCCGCCGCTCTGGTGTCCCTTGCATCGTTCGGCGCCAACTCGGTTCCTGCAACTGCCGCTCTGCTCGGTACTGCCAGCGTTTCGGAAGGCATCGCGGCGGCCTCTATAGCCGGAGGCTTCCAAGATGGTGGCTATACCGGCGCCGGGGCTCCCAATGAGGTTGCTGGCGTGGTGCACAAGGGCGAGTACGTCATGAGCGCCCCGGCAGTTGCACGGCTGGGCCTATCGACCCTGGACAGCCTGCACAACGGCGAAACCGAGGTCAGTTCTCGCGGAGCCAACTATGCATCTGGTCGTTCGGCCGCAAATGACGGCTCCTCAGGCGCTGGAGGCTCGCAGTCTCAGGTTGTCCAGCACATGACCTACGTGTTCCCTAACGTCACCAACTCAAAAGAAGCCAAGGCCTCGACGGCTCAGGCTGCGCGCCAGGCTGGTCGAGCTGTCGCGGGCCTCGGGAGATATAGCTGATGGGTCTGTTCCTCGATGAAAGGCTGCCGACCGAGATCAACTACGGCGGCAGCTACAACGAGAATCACGCGGTAAATATCGTCACCACCAGTGGTGGGTCGGAGTACCGCAGCTTGCGTCACCCATTTGTGGTCCTGTCGCTGGACATCACGTTCGCCCGGGAAGAGACCTTCGTTCGGGACAAGATCCTGAGCCTGTATGCCAGGGCAAACGGGATGTTCCGTGGCTTCAGAGTGAAGGACCACAAGGACTTCACGACGAACAAGGCCGTGAAGCCGCCTACGGCCAGCGATATGCCGATGATCAAGATCAACGACGACGCGTACCAAATGGTGCGCTGGTACGGCGATCCGACAGATCCCATGTGCGCGCGCCGGATCATCCGCAAGCCGGTAGCCGGCACGATCAAGGTAGGAATCGGCGGTACCGTTTACCCGGCACCGTATTGGAACGTCGATCTCACGCGCGGCGTGATCACCATTGCAGTGGCGAAGACGGCGAACATTACCGGGATCACCAATGCACAGCAGGCCGTCGTGACGGTGCCTGGCCACAATCTGGATACTGGAAACTCGGTCGCATTCACTGATGTGTCGGGCATGAGCCAGATCAACGGCCAGCGCGGGCTGATCACCAATATCACCAGCGACACGATCACTGTGGCAATCAACACCCTGGGTTTCGCGCCTTACTCGACTGGCGGCAAGGTTCAGACCAGGCCACTGTTGACTGAGCGCATCACCTGCGGCTGTGAGTTCGACATTCCTTGTCGATTCAACGCCGATCTGGGCACCGAGTTCAGCACCTACGGCATCCTCAGCGCCTCCAGCATCGCGATCATCGAACTTCTGAACCCATAAGGATGCGCCATGAAGACCCACGTCGCAGACTGGCAGACGCGGATCTACTGCATCCGCATTGAAACCCAGAACGGCCTGTACCTGCGCTACGCCGACTATCCGGACGAGGTCACCATGAGCAATGGCACCGTGTACCGGACGCAGAATGGCTACGAGTTCTCTGGGCTGACCAATGAAAACTCTATGTCAGCTAACAGCATTGATCTCAATGGCATCCTGGCCAGCGGCGCGATCACGCGGGCGGATATCGATTCCGGGGTCTACGACAACGCCAGGGTCTACCTCTTCGCGACGTCCTGGGCCAGCCCGATCGAGAACGAAGAGCCGTTGAGTCTGCTGTTCTGGGGCAAGACCACGATCAACGACGACCGCTCGTACAAGGCCGAGCTGATGGGCCTGATCGACGTACTGTCCCAGGAGCCAAGCCGGTCATACGGCAATATGTGCTCCTACACGCTGTTTGACCGCAACCTGGACGGCAGTCCGGTCAGTTCCAGGCGTTCCCGCTGCTCCGGACCGCGCGCCGCGCCGGATGGCCCGAACTTCGACCTCTACAAGATCGCCAGCTCGGTCACCTCGGTTGAGTCGCAATACGTGGTGTACGACAGCTTCCGATATGAGCCCGACGACTTCTACGGGAATGGGGCGATTCGCTTCATCTCTGGCAAGAACGCCGGGCTCAAGCCGCTTGAGATCAAGTCCTATGCAGGTGGGCGCATCGAGGTTCACGAAGCATTCAGCTACTTGCCCGAGGTCAACGACCTCTACGAGATGATCCCCGGTTGCCGCAAGCGGTTGACCGAGGACTGCGTCGGCAAGTGGAGCAACGGCACCAACTTCGGCGGCTTCGATGACATACCGGCCCCTTCCCAATACTCCCAAGTGGGGCGCAATTGATGGATGAGTTCGGCATTGTTGAGTTCGCGCGCGAGTGCGCCGGCACGCCATTCAAACACCAGGGCAGGGTCAAAGGCCTGGGTATGGACTGCGCGGGGCTGCTGGCTTACGCCCTTGAGCGCGCCGGGCTGGCCTATATCGATGAAAACGGCTACGGCCGCAACCCGTTCGACGGAATGCTCGAGCGTGCACTGGATGCTCAACCATCCATGAGCCAGGTGCCGCTGGCAGACGCTGAAGCCGGTGACGTCTTGCTGATGCGCATCAAAAGCGCGCCACAGCACATTGGCATTCACGCCGGGCGCATCGCCGGGCACCCCTACATTATTCACGCAAGCGAGCAGCACGGCGGCGTTGTCATCCATCGTCTCGACGATATGTGGGGCGGCCGCGTCCTGCGGGTCTATCGTCTGAGGAAGAACGAGTGAGCACGACCTACCTATTCGGCTCCAACTCTATTCTGGCGCGGATCGACCATCTCACCAGCCTGGGCATGGATACCAAGCTGGACAAGGCCCTTGGCTTTACCAAGAAGGACACCGAAGGGCCAAAGCTGGGCGACTTGTCCGTCCAGACGTCCAGCTACGGGGTGGAGATCGGCCGTGTGCACGGCACCGTTGCCATCTCCGGCAACCTGCTTTGGCTGGAAAACAACCTGCTCAAGGAAACTGCGCACAAGAACAAGAGCAGCAGCGGAGGGAAGGGCGGCAGTGCGTCGGCTTCGGCAGACCCGGACATCACCTATACCTACTCAGCAACCTTCGCCATTGGCATCTGTGAAGGCCCTATCGACGGGGTTATCCGCATCTGGTGTGGTGACAAGCTCATCTACAACGCTGGCAGCGCCGACGTGGCGACAATCATTGCCAGCAACCGAGCTGCGCAGGGCTTTCGACTGCACCTGGGCACCGATGATCAACTACCAGACTCCCGTTATCAGGCAGCAAAGGGAATTGGCAAGACGCCATCGTTTCGCGGCCTGGCCTACGTTGTCTTCGATGACTTCCAGCTTGCCGAATACGGCAATACGCTCCAAGCAGCGAACTTTAAATTTGAGGTAGTGCAGAGTTCACAGACCAACAATTTTCGCAGACTGCTGGGCAAGACCATCGCCCAGCATTTCCAAAGCTCTTCAGTCGCAGGCGTTGGCCGCCCCTATGTGGTGAGTGCGGACGGGATCATCGTCGTAACCACGCCGACGGCGCAGAACTACACCTATTCGCTGGCCGGCGACCTGATCACCGCAACCGGCTCAGGTCCATCATTGCCAGATGCTGACCGGTTCTTCTACTACTGCGGCTACGCTGGTGGCGATCTGCTCAAGATCAGTTCTGCATCAGGCGCACTGTTGGGTGCTGGGCCGTTCATCACGCCAGGCAGATATCAGGCGCCGCTTAACCCCGCGCACACCCTATACGGGATCAGCGTTAGCCCCAACGGACAGTTCGTTCTAGCGATTACTGCCCCGCCCGGCAGCAATTATTACGAATCAAAGCCGCAAAGCTTTTTCACGCTGATGGATGCGTCGGGTAATGTCGTGAAGTCTGGCGTCATAAATCAGTCGACCGACCCGTTCGCATTTGGGTTCGGATCTACCGCCCAATTCCACTATGGCGCCAACTCTCTGGAAAATGACGGGGGTTGGTTTTGGTTTGCCTACGGCGCCGGAGACGGAAACGTCCAGTACTGGGAAATTACTCAGGGCGAGATGTTCTACAGGGGGCAGTTGCTGCGGCAAATACCAGACTATATCTTCACCTACCCATCAATCTTGGCCGCCGACGGCATGGCCTATATCGTCTCCGGCTCGTCTATCACGATCTTCACTCGCACCTCACAGGTATTGATGGCGCCGCCGAGCCTTGGCGAGGTCATTGCCAGTGAAATTCTGGCTTCAGACTTGATCCTCGCCGCCGACATCGACACGATATCGCTTGAGCCACTTGTCGCTGGGTACACCATCCAAGGCGGCAGCATTCGTAGCGCCATAGAGCCTTTGCAGACGCTGTATCAGTTCGACGTAATCCAGTCCGGTTACCAGGCCAAGTTCGTGCCTCGTGGGCCGGGGGCTCTCGCGGTTATCCCCTGGGAAGACCTTGTAGCCAGCGGATCAGATGACGTGGTCATTGCCGAAGAGCGGGAGATGGACACCGAGCTTCCGGTCAAGACCACGATCAAGTACATCGACAACGTCCGCGAGTACTCTGTTTCCAATCAGTCATTCGAGCGGCTGACAACGCGAGCGATCAACAAAGTTGATATCGAAATTCCGGTAGTGATTGGCGCCACTGACGCGCTGGCCACCGCCGAGATGCTGACTCTACTGCCGTGGCTTGAGCGTTCGACCTACACATTCAAGCTGCCACCGATCTATCTGGGGTATGAGCCAGCCGACATTATCGCGATTCAGACGCCCTGGGCCTTGCTGGAACTGCGGCTGACCAAGGTCGACTACAACGATGACGGCACGATGGATTGCAGCGCGGTCCCGCATCAGGCGTCGATCTACAACAGCGAGGCGGTGGCTGTAGAGCCAGTTCCGCCAGTGGACACCATTGCACTGCCAGGCCCAAGCCTGTTCGTGCCAATGGATATCCCGTTGATCTCGGAGAATCTGCAAAGCACTCCAGGGTTCACGGCCGCAGTCATCGGCTACGCGGCATCATGGACCGGTGCAGTGCTGCTTCAGACGCCAGACGGTGGACAAACTTGGAAAAGCCTTCAGGCCTTTACAGGCATGAGCACCCTCGGGATATGCACCGGTACTCTCCCAGCCAGCGCGTCAACGCTCATTGATCAGCGATCAATAAGGGTGTCGATGATCTCGGGAGAGCTTGAGAGCATCACCCGAGACCAAATGCTCGCTGGGCGTCATTACGTGGCCTATGGCAATGACGGACGGTGGGAGATCGTCAGGTTTCAGAATGCATCCCTAAATTCTGATGGCAGCTTCACAGTAAGCGGCTTTATTCGGGGCGAGAAGGGCACCGAGTGGGCAACGGGCACGCATCAAGAGGGTGACTACTTCGTGCTGCTCGATGACCCGGACAACCTGGTCATAAACATGCCTTACGACTCAATCCTCATGCCCATGACCTATCGGGCGGTTACTGCCGGATCGGATATCGACAGTGCGCCCGATGTGCCATTCACCTACAAGGGCGTCAACCTCGAATGCCTGAGTCCGGTTTACCCCAAGATCCGGAGGTCTTCTGGCGACGTCACGCTAACCGTCCAGCGCCGAAGCCGTCTGTCTTCCTCTTGGTGGGCGAGCGGCATTGACGCCCCGGTGGGCGAGACAAGCCTGCTGCTTGAGGCCGACGTAATATCCGGCTCCACGGTCAAGCGGACGTTGCGCAGCTCTACAGGTGAGTTTGCCTACTCGGCAGCCGATCAAACCACAGACTTTGGCGCACCGCAGTCTTCCCTGGCATTTCGCATTTATCAGGTATCCAGCGTCGTTGGGCGCGGCTACCCACTCGGAGTCACCCTATGAGTACGACGAGCAAGCTCGGGCTTGAGCTGCTGCAAAACGCTGCGGCCAACCAGACCCTGGCCAACACCACATTTGCGCAGCTTAACCAGTTGGTTCAGCCGGCGGTGCTGGACAAGGATCTGAACGCGCCGCCAACCAGCCCTGCAGATGAGGCGCTTTACATCGTCGGTCCTTCGCCTACAGGAGCTTGGGCCGGGAAGGCGGCTCAGCTCGCATACTGGCTCAGCACCACCAGCGCCTGGCAGTTCATTTCTGCGCAGAATGGCTTCATGGTGAAGGTTCTCGACGAGAACAAGCGTTACGAGTACAGCGGCACCGCCTGGGGAGTTTCCTCTGGAAGCGGTGACCCACCGATTACACGGCTTTATGCCCAAACAGCAACTGATCTGGGGGCAACGACCTCGCCAGTGGTGACCCTCGTTTACTTCAACTCGACAGTGAACTCATTCGGCACTGCCGATATAGGCGTCCGGCGCCTGCTGATCAGGACCGGATCAGATCAGCCAGACGGGGTAACAGGTTCCGGCGATACCGGCCCGATTACCCTGACGCACAGCTCGGCTATCAGACTTCCCGGCGCCGCCAACATCGTAATGGTGATCGGCGATAGCGCTGAGTTCATCAGCCTCGGTTCAGGTAACTGGTACTGCTCTCAATACACTCGCGGCTCCGTAGCTCCATAGCCTCAGATTAAAACTCAAAACTAAGTTCGGAGGTGCGCGTGATAACTCACAAGCGCGGGGATACGCTCGACTTGATGGCCGATATTCCGAGCAAGTTTGCAGATGGATATTTTATCGGGTTTGCAACTCGCTGCCAGATCAGAACCGATACCGGGGCGCTGATTGCAGAGAGTCAATGCAGTTGGCTAGATCCAGCAACGACGAGAACAGTTCGAATATTCGTTGCGGATACAAAGGACTGGCCGACAGTAAGCGCTGTTTACGATGTCCAGTTCGTCAGGGGTGGAGATGGGTTCACCATAAGCTCAAACACGCAGAGCCTGAGCATAGTTCGGGATATCACCAGATGAGCCAGAGCACGGATCTAGAATTTGAAGAAACCCCTGAGATCGAACTTACGTTTCAGGCGTTTGTATCGGCGCAGTCTGGTGACACGTTATTGCAGCGATATGCAGGTGAGGATATTAGCGCCCTGCGTGTTGTATACGAACTTAACAATCAAGTCTTCTATCTCGATCCTGAAGACGAGATGCATATCGAACTCCTTCTTGGAGTGACATTCACATCCGCTCAGGCCCAACAGTTGCTCAGCGTGCAGCCTGGGGGGGTGATGGACGATAGCGGATGGTCGTGGGTTCCTGGCCCTATCTGGCTAGGCTCCAACGGAACAATTACCCAATCCCCACCGGCTACCGGCTACGACGTCCGCATAGGCGCCGCAGTCTCGCCAACCCGCATCACCCTCAACCTTCAAGACCCAATAGAACTGGAGTAACAACTCATGGCAGGACAAGGCTTTCTGGCTCGCGTAGCGGGTAAAACCAAGCAAATCTTCGGCATCCAAACCAGCGCAGGCGCAGGCGACGCGGGCAAGCTTATTGCGGCTGGCACTGACGGCAAGCTCGACTCCAGCTTCATGCCGACAGGCATTGGTGCGAATCAGGTGGTCGTCCCGGCTACCGAAGCACTGTCGGCTGGTCAGTTCATCAACCTGTACAACGTTACCGGAACGCTGTCAGCGCGCCTGGCCGACAACAGCAACAACCGCGCAGCGTGGGGCTACGTCACTGCCGCAGTCACATCCGGGGCGCAGGCCACGGTCTATCGCCTGAACACTGTCAACGCCAATCTCTCCGGCCTGACGCCTGGCTCTGACTACTGGCTCGGTGTAGCGGGCGGCACCATCGCGGCGCCGCTCGACCCAGTTACCGGCACCGGCAAGATGGATCAGTACCTGGGCGTGGCCAAGAGCGCGACCGAGTTGGTGACCGCTGAATTCGAAGCGGTGCTTCTGTAATGACTGCCCGTCGTTCGCTCGTCCGCGTCGGCGGGCACATTGTTCAGTTGCCGTCGGGGGATAGCATTCTCGGCGGCGAGAATACCGACGGCCTGACCGAGGGCGTCACGAACCTCTACTTCACCCCCGCAAGGGTGAGGGCTGCACCGCTTACGGGATTCTCAACCGCCAGCACGGCGGCAGTGAGTGCGACAGACACTGTATTGGTGGCGTTGGGCAAGCTTCAGGCCCAAATCACCGGCCAGATATTCCGCGTCGAGACCATCGCCACTACGACGGTGGGCCAGACCGCCTATACGGTGCCGAACGGGTATACCCCCGGCTCGATTCTGGTCCTGCTCAACGGCGTGCTTCAGCAGCCTTCGGATTACACCGCGACGACCAGCCCTACGGTGACGCTTGCCGTGGGCGCGCTCGCGACAACCGACGTCATGTCCGTGGTCGTGCTCAGCGCTATCCGGGCGCAGGACGATGCGCTGCTGCAATACACGGTCGCCGGGCTTCCCTCTGCCTCGACGAATGCCTTCAAGCAGCGCTGGTGCACGAACATGGCCGGTGGGGCGGGGATCGTGGTGAGTAACGGCACCAACTGGGTGCGGGTCGCGGACAACACGATAGTGACGGTGTGATATGGCCTATAACGTAAACGACGCAAGGATTGTCGGGCTTAAACTGAGCGT